GAAAAAAAAAAAAAAAAAAAACCCCCCCGCAAAGAAGGGGGGGGTGAAAGAGAGAGGAGTGAGGCCTCACTAGCAATATAGCACGTTGTAAATATTACATGACACTGACTATTGACTAGAATATTGCTAGGGTGTATACTGAAAACATGAAGGAAGTAAATTACCACAGCAAGATTGTTGGCACAACATTTGAGAACCGCCAAGATATTCTTGCGCACCTGGAAGGCGGCGAGAGTCTCCGGGTTAGGCGAGAGCCTGAAAACCAATATGATCCACGAGCAGTTGCAGTGGATGTAGACATTAAAGGTAAATGGTATCCAGTTGGGTATATCGCCAAAGACAAGAACAAAGACATCGCCGAAGCATTAGACTCCGGCCGCGAAGTAGAAATAAAGTTGTCAGAAGTTACCGGCGGAGATAAGGGTAAGAACCTAGGCATGAATATTTGCCTTAAATATGAGAAAGATGACCCAGAACCCATCTCGGACGCTACGAACGATCCTGCGGGCTCTCATTGGCCTCAGAACGTAAATTTGAAGAACCCTACCATGTACAAATCTAAGGTACTCGGGCGGGAGATTACAGTCGGTGTAGACAATGGCCATATCTACCTGCCTCATTACATGTCGGGGAGTCGATTTCCTCGTAAGTTCTTCAAGCAGTTTACCGACGAAGACAAAGAGCGGGTACTTGATTACTACGAGCGAGAGAAAGACGTTAAGCGTGAGGACGTAGAAAAAACCTGGGAGATGAAGGCAGATATTGCTACGGGTTACGGCACCGCGGTACACGCAGCGCTTGAGCTTTACTATGGCCACAACAAAGTCGGCGATAAGATAAAAGGTAAAGATGGTGTTAATAAAGCATTCAGTAAAAACCCATTCTTTGCTCATATCGTTAAGTGTGCAGTAGAGGACTTAGGCCCGGGCAACTATCTACCGGAGCAATTCATCTGGCACGAGGGCTTGCGCTTCTGCGGAGCGATTGACCTTCTACAAGTAGTTGACAAAAATACGGTAATAGTACATGACTGGAAGTCTAATGACTCGGTGACAAAGCGCGTTTACCAGGAGAAAGACAGTCCATTTAAGAAAGACGTCGACAACACCCAGCTCGGCGAGTACTGGCTTCAGCTATCCTTTTATGCTTATATCCTTAAACAGTACGGGATCAACACGAAGGAGTTGCAAATACACCACCTAGATCCTGAGCGGCTAGTACAAGGCAAGAGGCCGTGGGTTCATTATAAGCACGATGTCGTTGATATATCTAAAGCATTAAAGGAGGACTAAATGCTAGGAAAATATAAACTATTAAGCGCCAAACTAGAAGCGACCGACAAAACGGTAGACAAGCTGCTAGATGCCAACAACAATGCCTGGGATCAACTCGACGCCAATAAGAGAGAGTTGAAAAACTTGCGGAAAGGGTTCGATAACATCGGCGACTGGATGCAGGACATTGACGATATCCAGATGCTCCATACAGTAGCGATTGATGAGCTACGGGATAACGTCGCATTGATTTTAGATCACTTAGGGGTTGAAGTTGTTCAGCCTAGTGATAAGCCAACAATTAAAAAGAAAGGGAGTAAATAAATGGCACAAGATTGGCTCGTAACAGACGCGTTTCAAGGGAAGGACCGCGACACTAAGCAAGTCACAGTTAAGGAATTTAACGGCAACCAGTTCCACGTTTACATGGTGAAGGTGCAGAATCAGCCGGTAGACGGATGGATGCAAATCCTTAAGAAGCCGGGCAACGCAGTTAATAAAGGCGATTACCTGTACGGCGATGTGATTAAGAACCAGTGGGGTAAGGCGCAGTTTAAGAAGGCGCAGAAGCCATTTGGCCACCAAGCACCTCAGCAACAGTCAACAACTGATGACGCGAAGTATAAGGCACTCGAGGATCGCGTAACGGCATTGGAGGCTAAGTTCGATAACCTCGCCCGGTTTCAGAGCAATGTCGCCAACGACCCGGGAGAAAGTGCTCCAGACCTTACAAACCTTGATTACTAGTTAAGATGATAGATTACCAGAAAATTATTCAGAACATTATGTTCATTAACGAAAAGTTTTCTGATGCACAATGGGTTAAGGCACAGGGGGCGGATGTACTTAGCTACACCGCCCTTAAGCTTTCTGCAATGAAAGGCTACCTCGCCGAGTTTAAAGAGGACGCACTACGCAACCTATTAAAGGCAGAGCGTGAGATGGAGACGGAAAAATCGCGGGCATTCCTAAGGGCTCGAGAGAAGTTCCCGGTAACCGCCGCATCAGAAGCTAAAAACGCGGATGAACAATATATTAAAAGTAAAGAAGCATACGCGGAGGCTAAAGTATTATATGAGCGACTCAGGTCAATCTCGGCAGACACGCACGACCTCATCGACGCGATCAAAGGTCGCACGATCGAGCTCCAGTCACAGAGGAAAACCGAAGCGAATCTCTAGTTTTAAGCCAGCTAAGTTATATGACTCACCGGCCGCCCTAGCCCTCCAGAAGTGGGGAAAGATGAAGGGTGCACGATTACGCGGAGTGTTAGCTCATGCACGCGGCAAAGCTCATACCTTTGACCGAGAAGCTAGCCTCAAGGGTAATAGGGCGTCAGTGGCCAATAGAGAGAAGCGCAAAGCTGAGAAGCTAGAGAAACAACAAGCGCTAGATAGGATGCTAGATGATATCTTACAAGATTAACGGTAACCTCGCTAAGCTTAATGAACACGATAACGCCAACCGGGTAAATAGGTTCGCTGGCGCTGCTCTTAAAAAGAAAATGAACGAGTTAGTCTCCTCACAGGTAGAGGGCAAGCCAGTAGTTGAGAATCCCTGTAGGATTAAATTCACCTGGTACTACTCAGGACGCCACGACTTTGACAATATACGGTTTGGGTGCAAGTACGTATTAGATGGTATGCAACATGCCGGCGTACTGCCCAACGACAACCAGTCATGGGTCAAAGGTTTTGATGGCGATGATTTCATTAAGGTGGACAAAGGTGAGGAGGGTGTACTTGTCGAAGTTAGATACATTTAATCCCGATAATTATACGGATAGCGAGTCTGCGTGGCTCGCTTTTCGTCGTTACTGGTTAGAGGATAACCCGCCACTCGATAATGGTTGCTACTTATGCGGTATATGTAATAAGTTTGTACCCTTAAATGAGGTTACATTAGACCATATACAACCCCGTGAAGCATCTAATATATATGATCCATCCAATATACAGCCCGCCCACGGTGGTTGCAACTATCGCAAGGGTAGTAAGAGGTGGAAGCCGCTCGTGTCGCAAGAGACGCGGGATTTCTTAAGGGTATTGTCGGGGATGTAAGTGAATAAGCGAGAGGTAATACAAACATTTGAGTCATACGGACAGGCTATATATGAGATGCCGATACACCCAGAAAGGGATTATGCGCAATTAGAAGCCCTCTATAATGTGTTAAACCAACTGGGGTGTACCTCTGTTAAGTTAGCCAAGCTAAAGGATGTTGTAAATTCTACGCTAGACAACTCAAACCGGTTGGTGTAGTATACTAACTAGGAAGGAGAAATGATATATGAGTAAGATCGGACAAAAGGTAGTTGAGCTTTTAGAGCAAGGCTATACAATGGATGAGATTGCAGAATACCAGGGTGCCGAGAAATAGAGAGGCGCGTGGGATGATCCTTCAAAGAATTTAAATAGGAGGTTATATTAGTAAAAACCTAGTAACGAAAGCGAAGAAGTATGCTTTACCAGCTGCTATACTCGCGCTGGTCGTGTTGAACATTATCGCACTTAACGCGAACCATAATGTAAAACAAGACCTAGTCCGCCAGGAGGCAAAGACTAATACAACTAAAAATGCGCTTAGAGCACGCTCAGAGGCCGTAGAATCGCTCAAAAAAGAGAAGACGACCATTGAGTCATCTTTGCGCGAAACAAGGCAAAATGCCGAGAACCTTACAAAGGAAAACCAAAGTTTAAAAGTCAGCTTGCAGAATAAGCGAGAGGCAAAAGCCGCCGAGGAGAAGAAGGCCCAAGAGGCTAAAGCTCAGCAGGTAGCTCAAGCTAAAGAAGCTGCAAAGACTGTAGCCCAACCAGTAGCACAACCTGTCGTACAAGCGGCCGCTCCGGCTGGGTGCCAAGCCATTAGTTCGATCTTGCTTGCTAACGGTATCTCACAAGCCGACCTACCTTTTGCGTTACAAATAGCCCAGAAGGAGTCGAGCTGTAACCCTAACGCGGTCAACCCTAATGGTGGCGCATGTGCCTACTTCCAGGAGCTGCCTTGTGGTAAATGGGGCGGCACAGGTAACATTGCCGGCCATATCCGGGGTGCAGATGCCTACGCTAAGGGTCGCTACGGTGGCTGGGCTCAAGCCTGGGCTTCGTGGCAGGCAAAGAAATGGTGGTAACCTAATACGTAGTGCCGTCTATAGCTCCGGCATTATAATAGAGCTATTCAAGTCCATATGCTAGCCTAAAGCTGGCGGGGATATAAAGGAAGGAGAGGTAACAGTGAATATACCCGTAATGGAGTATGAGCCTGCCGATAAGGCGGAGATTTGGCTAGTTAATAGCCGACTATCAAGTATAGAGTTGGAGGAGCTTTGTGCAGAATTTGACGAAGATTAGTCAGCAAGAGTTTGATCCACTGCCTAAAATACTTTGTCTAGATATTGAGAGCAGTCCAAGCCTTATATGGGCCTACTCACTCTGGAACGCAAACGCCGTTAAGGTTGAGCGCGATCCAACTATTATGTCTATTAGCTGGCAGTGGGTGGGTACAAATAAGACCGACAATTTATGTTTGAGAGATATGAGCGAAGAGGAACTAGCCAGAAAGGTTTGGGATCTGTACAATGACGCAGATTATGTGCTCGGCCATAACTCGAATAAGTTCGATAATAAAATGGTAAACGCGATGTTTATGAGGTATGACTTGACGCCGCCTAGTCCATACAAACAGATTGACACCCTACAGGTCGCTCGCTCGGTCGCGCGCTTTAATAGCAATAAGCTAGACAACCTAGGTCACATCCTTACTGGCGAAGGCAAGACGGAGACCACCTATAAGGATCTCTGGTACGACTGCCTAGTAAAGAACGACAAAAAGTCTTGGGCGCAGATGGTTGAATACAATAACCGAGACGTAGACGTTACTGTTGCACTCTACCTTAAGCTGCGCCCGTGGATTAAGAACCACCCCAACATTGGTGACCATACCGGTATTGATGGCATCTGTCCTAAATGTGGGAGCGACAATATCCGCAAAGATGGCAGCTACCGTAAGCGTTCAGGCCGTGTACAACGCTACAAATGCCTACACTGCGGCGGCTGGTCAAGTGAGGCTAGCGTAAAGAGGGAGGGGCGACTGGTCAATGTATAGCGACAGAGAAGCTCCTTTAAGCCGGGATGTAGAATGCTATGTTTGCGGCGAGATGGAGTTAACAGATCGGGATTTCTTGCCGCCCGGCTGGATTATTAGCTGGGACTATGATTGGACTATTTGCCCAACCTGTCGAGACAAGATAGAGAAGCAGCTCGGTTATGAGTTAGACTACTTTATGAAGGGCGCAGAACCTGACCCGATGGAGCAATTTAAACAGGAGGATTTCTTTTTATGATACGAATACTAATTGAATACGTACGCGTCATTCTTGCGTTCCCCGTTGCGGTATTGGCGTTTCTCGCCTATGGGGTGATGATTACACTCGCAGTAATTGCTGTCCTTATTGGCGGTGAACCATATGAGCAAGCAGTTAACGATGTTAGGGAGACGTTATGACGAGTATTGATGAGGTAACAGCTGAGCGGGGTAAGCGCTACGGCGACTACGTAGACCATGCCACGATCAGTCAAAGCATTAAACAAATCCTTTACATGGGGCTTAAAAATAATAAGAACGTAGATATTGCAACACTCGACGATGACATTAAGGAGACACTGGAGATGATCGCCCATAAGCTTGGCCGTATCGTTAACGGTGACCCTTATTATGCAGATAGCTATATCGATATTGCAGGATACGCTAAACTAGTAGGAGATCGATTAAATGACCTATAAGCAAGACTTAACACGCCGCCTAGAAGAAGCTGATACCCTTGAGGAAAAGCTCAAGATTATTGAGGAGGCGCAGCAACACTTTGAAACCAATAATAAAGAGCGACGCGTAGTAAACGGCGAGATTGTCGACCCCGCCGAGAAATTCGCATGCCTTGGATGTCAGTAAAATGGAAACTGTATTAATCGATTATCGAACAACAACTAACCCAGCCGTTGAACATATCGCGGCGATGTTAATGGCCCATGATTACCGGGTATCGGTATATAGCGTAGAGGATGACCTAGACGGTAGCGTTATTAAAGACCTAGACGAGCGGAGCTTCCCTTATGACGAAGTGCGCCAACACTACGGCGAGGATCCTATCGACTACTGGGCGCGAGAAGTACCTAAAGAGGGAGACCTCAAGTATGCTATTGTAGATAGCTTTAATGACGCGGACAAGTTTACTTGCCCCACTTTGGTGGTAGGATATGACGATAATTAAATACTTAAGTGATGAACGCATATTGGAGATTGCAGATGAATATTTTGAAAAACGTAATCGACAAGGCGCTGAAGAATAGGATTAAAAACCTTGAAATCGACAACGCCAAGCTGGTTGAGCAGCTCAAGTGGTGCAAGGCCCGGGTTGAAGTACTCGAAGAATCGAACGCTGATTCGGTTGAACTTGCCCGCCAACATGTACTACTCTCTAACAAAGAGCAACTACTTATCGCAGAGCGTAAGGCACTGGATGAATACCAGAAACACTTACTCGACCTCGCCATCTTTAAAAGAGATGCTCAATAAGAAAAGCCCCCAATAACTGGGGGCTTTTTTTTATTTGTTACTAGACTTAGCTGCG